CTTGATACTTGCCCGTCGGCGTATGACTTAGCGTCAAGCAGAAGCTGAGCAGCGGCGCTTTGCGTCTCGTAGGTGCTTGATACACTTGCCGATAATGCGCTTACTGCTCCGTCCGCGTATGACTTCGCGTCTAAAAGCAGCTGAGCAGCGGCAGATTGTGTCTCATAGGTAGCTTCAACGCTTGCTTCCAGTGCCGCGCACACGCCGTCAGCATAATCCTGAGCCGACAAGAGCAAGGCCGCCGCGGCGCTCTGTGTCTCATATCCAGCCTCAACCTCTGCGAGTATCTCGCCGGCCATTACATTTATGCGCGTCCTCAGCCCTTTGTCGGTGTCAGACAGCTTAACCAGTATGGGCTTAGTCAGGACTGTTACGTCGCTCGCTAAACCGCCTTTATTGACATAATTACTAATTGTGCCGGTATAATCTTCAAGCGTCTGTATTCGGTTAAGCAGCTCCCTGAGTTGGGCTTGCGGGTCAGATTTATTGCATGATTTTCGGTTTATATTGCAAGTGGATAGTGACATAGTAAAACCTCCGGCGGAGGGGTATTTTTTTATTTACCCCTCCGCATGATGTGGTTTAACCGATGTTCAAGTAAGCGTCGCCGCAGGCGATAGGCTTATTGTCACTGTCAACCTCGACAACGCGGACATACCTGTCGCTGCCCGGGGTGATTTCGGTACCGTTTGCAGTCATTTCTGTCCAGTTATCTGCGGTAATAGCGGAACCGTAGGTTACTTCTATAAGCCCATCGACGGTTGTAGCAGTATCATAATACCACTTATTGGCCGCTGCGGTCTTTACGAACGGATTGACAAGGATGGTGCTCTTACTTGCCTCGGAGGCGGATGTTATAATGCTCAGAAGCTTCATAACGCCCTGCCCGCCGTGATAATATATGGCGTCCATCTTGCTGTTGAGCGCGAATATATCGTATATGAATCTGCCCTCTACGAGATACCCGCTTATTCCGGGAGGGTTTTCGTGAATTTTAAACTCCTCAAGCTGCTTCGGCGCACAAGCCGCCATCGGGTGCAGCAGCAGAAACGCCGCGCCCGCGGGCAGGCGATTGGCAGGGACACGCACAATGCGGCAGCCGTCTACCTCGCCGACGGTACCCTTTATAACCATTTTTTGCGCCGTCTCGGTGTCCTTGCTGAAAGCAGGGTCGCGCATCAGCAAATTGGCGAAACGGTAAGAGCAAAAAGCTATACGCCCGGTGTCGGGCACGTTGCGGTCGCCGAAACGTTCGTTGCCCGCGAGAAATAACTCGTAAGCGTTGCTGTCGGTAACGGCGTCTGTAGCTATCGCTCCGGCTGTAGTTGCGAATCCGGCAAGCTGCACAAAGCCATAGCTGTCATATTCCGGCACGCAGGCCTCCCGTATTTGACGGGCAAGGAACCTTCCCGCGTCGGAAACACCCTCGGACTGAAGCTTGTCTCCCTTGTCGATGATAGTTGTGAAGCTTCTGTCGCGTGCGACGGTCAGCTCTTGCACATTGCGAGAAACATCTGTTGGGGTGCCGTAACGGTTGCTGCCTGTGCGGCCGTAGTCGTTCATAGGAACGGTAGGTATGCTGTAGATTTTCACCGTTTTGTTTCCGGTAAAATCGTAGTTGTTGTTAAGCGCGTTTGCGAGAAAACTCTCGCGGGAAAAGCGCTCGTCCACCTTTTTGCTATACTTGGTGGCAAGATTTATTCCGCCAGTTGCCATTTATATCACTAATCCTTTCCTAATACTCAGAATCAAAGCCTTTCATAAAAGCATCGTTATCTACGGTAGCGGGTTTCGTTCCCTTGACCGGAGCGGCTTTTCTTACAGCTTCGTTCTGTTTAAGCTTTTTATTTTCATCAGCAAGCCGTTTCTTCTCGACCTCGGCTTGCTTTGCCTTATGATTTGCGTATGCTTCTGCGACGCTTTTGCCGGCCAGCACCTCGGCATTCATTTCGTCGGGGAATCTCGTCATGCCTGCCGTTTCGGGGTAGCGCTTACGTAGTTCGGCAATTTCGGCGCTAAAATCGCGTTTAGGAGCTGCAGGTTCTGGCTGTGGTTCGGGTTCAGCCTTTGGCTTGGCTGATACCTGCTTTCTGAGCTTGATTATTTCTTTGCCCAGCGCCGGATTGTCGGGAGAGAGCCTTTCGGCTTCGTTGTCTTCCTCCAACGCTTCCTCCGCAGCAAGCATCGCATCAACGCTGTCAAAACCTTTTGACTTTGCAAGTGTTTCAAGCCGCTCCAACTTTTCAGCGTCGGCCTTACGCTGTGCTGTGAGTTCGGTATACTTGCTCTGCATCCGGTCATGGTTGTGCGCTTTCTGATAAACAGTCGGTAGCTCTTTTTCGTCAAGCTCGATGTCCTGTTCTCCCTCAAGCAGTTTCGCCGTGAATTTCAGCATACGCGGACCGCTTTCAGCAGCAGGTAAGGCATCTTTCGCCTTGTCCTCTGCTTCGGGCTCCGTTTCAGCTTCTTCCTCGGCGGTATCTTCCCCCTCGTCGGGGAGCCATGCTTCTTCATCGTCAGCGGGTATGGTGTCCTGCTCGGATTCTTCCTGCATGATTTCAGTTTCGTCCATGATATTTCCTTTCTATGGTGTGAAAGTTTTATATAATCGGCTGTGGTATGCCGCTTATTACATTTATCTGAGTTTCGCCTGTACCAGTGCCGCTGTTTTTGCCTGTGTCGGTAGGGAGCCTATTTTCCCTTGCATACCCGGCGTCATAAGCGGAAACGCTTGCTTATCTGACATATCTCCGCTTAAAGCAGAACCCACGCCTGCAATACTTCCTTGCGGCATGGGCTGCTGTATTGACTTTGTAAGCTCGTCTATAAGCTCTTGCCGCCTCGGTATCAGCCTGTCGGGTATGCGCTCAAGGTACTGTATCGTATCAATAAGCCCGTCGCGCCTGAGGTTATCAAGTGTCTGAACCATTGCTATCTCGCTGAAATATGTCGAGGCACCAACGTCGGTGCGGCATTTTAGCCAGAGGTTTTTAAACTGTGAAAAATCATAGGGCCTTGCAACACGCTGTTTTATCTTGTTGACCTGCATTAATCCGGTCATTGGGTCTATGATAGGATTGCCGGTGCCGTCTTTTACAGGTTCCTCAATCTCCATCTCAACCACAACCGAACGTTCACCGTAATATGTACCCATCATGTCAAGCAGTATCGCACCTATATTTTCAAGCCATTCATGTTTACCGGCGCGGACATTCTCAAGCGGCACCTCGGAATTGCTCTGAAGCACCATAATAGCAGAGGTGTTCTCCGGCTTAACATTTCCCATCTGCGCGTCGGTTGCACCCAGGCACTCCTTTGTATACTGCAGCGCCTTGTCAATCGCCATAATGATTTGGTTCGACATATCTGCAGGAATTATATTTTTAGCGGCTCCGTCCAGTGATTGACCGGGGGCAAGGTTCTTCACACCTATAGCCTGCCCGATTTCGTTGTTCCATTTCGGAATCAGCGAAGCGTTATACACTGTCTTGGGAAAACCGGAGAGCTGCAGGTGCCGCATGACCATAGCAAACATCGTGTTTATAAATATCTGATTTGGGATTATGCCTGTCACAAGCGCCCTGCCGTGGTATTGATTCTTCTGCTTCTCCCAATTACCCCATGCAATAGGGTATCTCGAAAGGCCGGTGTCAATGTCCTTATAAATAACCGCTCCCTGCGTGGCCTTGCTGACGAACACGGTTGTCTTGTTCTTTGTCATCATCTGTCCGTACTCATCGAGGACAGGATTACCCATATCATCATTGACTATTTCTGAGTATGTCTCCTTGCGGTACATATAGATATACAGGCATTTACCGTAATCATCGTCGGCTTCAAGCTCGGTCTTGCCTCCCTGTGCTGCTTGATATGTATAGTCAGCATCGGGTTTGATACTATCGGGTTCACCGCCGTCCTCTGCGTGCGCCTCTGCTTCTTTTTTAAGCTCGGAGACTGTATCGCGCCCGATAATCAATATATACGGCTGGCTTTCAACGTCGATGCTGTTCGGATTGCCAAACATAACGTTGATACCATCTATCAGCTCCATGACAATCTCGCCCTGAGCGTCACCTAACGCGCCCCTGTATGGCTCCGCGTCCGGGTTCCAGTAAAAGTGGGCGCAGTAGTCACCGGTTATCGCTCCGTCAAACAAAGCCTCGCGGATGCGGTACTCCATGTGAAATTTTTCAAGCAGGTTTGATACTTCAGAGGTGGCGAACATAGCCGCATCGGTTTCTTCTTTGCTCCCGACATCGGTCAGCGTTTCAAAGCGTATTGTCGAGGCTGTGGAGGTCAGAGAGGCGACAAACAGCGAGGCGACGCGCTTGATTATATTAAACACAGGTTTCGGCAGTCGCGCCATTGCCGGAGTCTCCGGCATATTGAGCCATTGATTACCGGCATAAAACTCTGTGTTTGCTGATACAAGGCTGTATTGGTCGGGGCTGAGGCGTTGATTATAGGCGCGTCCACGCTCGTACAGTTTCCATATCTCGGTGTTGTCGCCGTTCCTCATTTCTTTTTCACCATCCCGTAAGCGATATCGGAGTTATACCCAAGCAGCAGCGTAAAAGCCTCGTTTTCTTCCTCAACTTTGCGTTGTTCGTCTACTGTCAGCGGTTTCGGCTCGGGTTGAGGCTGCTCTGTAATAGCTGTCTGCCGTCTGCTCCCAATAAAATAACCGCCCGCAAAAGAGGCGACCATAACAAAAGCTGTTATAAGTATCGTTATCGCATCCATAAATCACCCATAAACGTTATATAAATCGTCTGTCGTAAATATTTCAAGCGCGTCGTCTTCGGCGCAATCCATTTCCTGCTCGTCCAGTGTGCGAGTGTCAATGTAACCGGAAGAAAACAGCATATAAGTCAAAGCCTGAGAAGCGCTGTCGCAGATATCGTCATGCTTACCGGCAGGAAAAGCCGCAAACTGGTCTATAACATCTTCCGTCCACGGCGCGTTGTCAGGTAAAAACACATGACCGCTTTCAATGGCGGGCGATATAGCCGCCACTCGCGCCTCTTTACCGCCTTTTGGGTTGACGGGAATACAAAACATTTCCTGCTGCAGTGTCGAGATTATCGCGCTGCCGTTGGCCTTGTCCTCGATTAATACGGCGAGAGCGGCGGGATATAATAGCCTGACTGTCCGTATTGCTTTTACGGTTTCGGGGAAGTCCATGCGCTTGTTCAGGCAGTAGCGCAGATAGTAGTCGCCACCGAGCTTGCCCCATACGGTGATTGCGACGAAATCTGAATCGTCTGTCTTTTTAAACGTCGCGTCCACGCTGATAAGCTCGGTCGCAAATTGCGTAATCGCAGACGGGTCGTAAAATTTCCACCAGTCGCGGCGTATCAAATTACCGCCCTCGATACGCGGACGGCACATATATAAGGCCTCCCATGCTCGTTTGCCGGCTTTGGGGTCGCTTATATATGATGCTTTAAAGGCCTGCAGCCACTCATTGCCCTTACCAATCTCAGGGCATAACGCTTCCCCGGGCTGTCTGCCCAGCGGGTCGTTGTCCTCCGCCTCAATTGGTATGCGGATAACCTTAACATGAGGCTCCGAGGCTGTCAGACGCGCCGCAAAATCATCCTCATGCCACGGCGTTAATATGACAATAACCTTTGCACCAGCACTCAGACGGCTTTTAAGAGTATTCGACCACTCGCCCCACAGCTTATCGCGGTAGGTCTGGCTGTCAGCTTCCTCCCGGTTTTTTATGGGATCGTCTATTACCATCAGGTCGGCAGGATTGCCGGTGATGCCGGACATTATGCCGCGTGATATCAGCCTCCCACGACGGCCGGCAAGGTTAAACTCACCTGCCCGATTGATGCTCCCTATCGACACACCAAACAGATTAGCTCCATACTCAGCAATCTTGTCACGGTTTCGGCGGCAGAAGGCCTCGGCAAAGGATGTGTCATAGCTTGCCATAATTACGCGCTTGTCGGGGTACTTACCGAGATACCAGGACGGCAAAGCCTCGGTGATGGACATAGTCTTGCCATGCTGCGGAGGGCACTCAAATATAAGCACATCATACGGATTACCTGTGTCCGTCTCGATAAACGCCTGCACCTGCTCCGCCAGATACTTTGACAGGCGTGTATCAATCCACAGCTTACCGCCCGTATATGCAAGATAGTCGGCGTAAGATAAGCGTGCGAGCTGGCGGTTAAGCTCCTCTATTTTGATGTCGCGCTCGGTTATCATTTAAGCAGTCCCCTTGCACGGTTTACGCTTCTTCCGTGCCCGTTTCTTGGCTGTTTTGCGGTTAGCCATAATAATCACTCCTTTTCAAAAGCCGATATTAAGCGGGAGTAACCGGCTCCCGCTTGTCCGCGTCGGCTTGAGCGCGGCGAAAGGAGGTATATACACGTCAAAGTGACGGTATTAATCGGCTATTTTTTAATGAACAGATATTCCTCAATGACTATCGGCGCGCCGTGCATCTTCAAGTCATCGTCATATTTGCCGCAGACATACTCTACCTTGTTCTGCACATTGTCATTGATAATAATCTCTTTGGTGCCGTCCGGCATCCGAATACCGAGAATTATTTTGCAATTTTCACCGTATATGGAGTCAGATATAAATACTTCCTTGCGTGTGGTTTCTTCCATTTTTTATGTCCTCCTAAAATAAAATTAACGCCTTTCGGCGGGTCGCTCCCAACTAAAAAGCGCCAAGCCTATGCCCAGCGCCCTGTTCGCGTTTTTAACTCTTGTACTGCTACTTATAAAGTATTATATTGTTTGTTTGGCTTACCCTAAACGGACACAAAAATAATTATTTAAATAACGCTTGACAACCGTTTAAAGCTGTGCTATATTTTTTTCAACAGAGCTTTTTGGTCTGTGTTTTGTTGTTTTTATATATATAATATATTATATATCCATATAATTACATATAGATATAGGCAGGATTATTAGTCCTGCCTATTTTTAAGTTCTTCGCGCATCTGCCGTAATTCTTCGGCAGACATAGATTTAAGCTCGGATACTTCCAACGGGCCCGAAGGAGT